GTTCTTTCTTTTATTCTAAACAATGTTTGTCAACTCTTTTAAATGCCCCCAATCCTTAACGACACCAGTTCGTAGCATTGAGACTAATGTTTGTTCAATTCTCATACGCTCTGAGTTTTGAAAACTATCAGCTTCGTTCCAATTTTCAACACCCAAACGCTTTTTAATAATCTTTGCTACGTTTATAAAATGACCTTTATGTGCAGGTTTACCAAGCACTGATTCGGCATATAACGTTATAGCATCGTTCAACTCTATGAAGTTATCACCACCCAAATCTCTAAGGTGTGTTAATTTTTTATTTATGAACGTTTCTATAATTTCATCTGCCATTTGTGGTGACATTTCAATAGCCATACGTAATGCGAGTTTTAAGTTTATGTAACTTTTACCACGCCCACGACCGATTGTCAACGCATCTTTACCTATATGGGATATGTACTCTTTTATAGACATTCTATTTAAAATACTTCTTTGTGGTATTGCATCCATACCACTATCAATTCTATATTTATTTATCAAACTTACAAACGATTCTAATTCTAACATTTGTGTCTTGTGATATATTTTAACTTGACCTAATGTGAAATCTACAGTTAGTAGTTGATTTGTTTTCATTTGCCTTACCTTTATTTGTTTTAGATATTATATTAAATGAATTCTTTAACTACAATTAGAAATGTTACATTTCTAACTACAATTAGAAATGTGCTTATTACATGTTACATTTCTAATTGTAGTTAGAAATGTAACATTTCTAACTACAATTAGAAATAAACATTACTGTAAACACTACTTTGTAATGTTACATTGCAAACCCCACTTTACAGTAATGTTTTAATATCAACATTTATGCTATAATATCACTTCAAATATAAGGAGGGTTACATGCTAGAAAATCCATTTTTAAATATAAAGAAAGCACCCAAGACAATCAGAGTGGTTGCTTTAAACGGAGCTGAGGTTAAAGTTAGACCTCTTACAATAGGTGAAGTGAACGAGATTACTGCAAAGGCTATTAAAAGCATTGATGCTAACGGTAAACCTGAGATGGACTTAAAGGCTGCAGCACTTATAAAGGTAGAGAAGTTATCACGCATGTTGGTTGAGCCAAAGATGAGTGTTGAAGAGCTCCTAAACCTTGACGCTTATGCTGCATTGGCAATTGATGAGATACTTGAAAAAGCATCTGATAAGAAACTGGGAAACTAACGAAAGAGCAAGAATTTAAACACATTCTTGCTCTACGTTTACACAAAACAATTTATGAGATAGATCTGATGAGTGAGACTGAGTTTCATTCATGGATAACTTTCTTTAAGAATCATCCGATGGATGTTCAAGAACTACAAATGGCAGTATTGCTGAGCATGACTGCGAATATAAATGGTGGAAGTACTGATGTGAGTGATTTTATCTTCTCTGTCGACAAAGATGACGGCAAAGAGAGTGATAAGAAACAGTCACAAAAGGATTTAGACCTTTTACTTACAAAAATGTTTGGAGCGTAACTATGGCTATTACTGTAGATGAAGAGATATTAATTGAGTTCAACACGAACATTCAAGACTTGAAGCGTGAGCTCTCTAGTGTTGAACGTGAAGTAAAAGGAACAGTAACATCTGTTCGCAATTCTCTTAACTCTATAGCCATTGGTGTAGCTGGTCTTGGTGCAACTTTTGGTTATATGATGAGTGACCTAATCAAAACAAATGCCGAGTTTGAAAAGTTCACAACAATCCTAAAAACAGTTGAGGGATCAAGTGAAGCTGCCGAAGCTTCTATGGATTGGATAACTGAATTTGCAACAAAGACTCCCTACGAACTCAATCAGGTAACAGAAGCATATGTAAAGCTTAGAACATATGGTATTGAGCCAATCAATGGTGTTTTGGAAACACTAGGTGATACCTCAGCGGCAATGGGTCGTGATATACTACAATCTGTTGAAGCATATGCTGATGCACTTACTGGTGAGTTTGAAAGATTGAAAGAGTTTGGTATCAGAGCACGTGTTGATGATCAGCAAGTTGCCTTTGAGTATGCAAACTCTTACGGTCAAATGACTACAAAAATAGTAGACAACAATCGAGAGATTATCGGTTCAACACTTGAAGCTATATGGAATGAGAAGTATGCAGGTTCAATGAATGAGCTGAGTGGTACTTGGATAGGTATGATGTCAAACCTCAACGACTCATTCACAAAGTTCAAGAAGGATATTGGTGATACTGGTATCTTTGAAGCAATAAAAGATGCTATGCGTATGTCTCTTGAGTACACAAAGAACTGGTTGGGTGAATCTGAGAATCTTATAGCTGTTGCTAATGGAATAGGGCAAGCGTTTAGTGCTATTGCAACTATCATTGAGTGGATTAGTACCGCAATATTTGGTTGGAAGATGGTATTTGCCGGACTAGAGTATGCTTGGAATAACTTTGTGAAGATAGTAGAGCTTGGAGCTCTCAAAATTAAACAATACTTCCAAGATGCTCTACCTTTTTGGTCAACATCCAATTCTGACCTTTCACGTATGCAAGAGTTAACAAATGAACTTGCTAAATCATCTCAAGAGTATGTGAATACAATTGCTCAATACCAAAAAGGTGTTGAGTACGTTGAAGGTGCCGTTAAACCTTTTAAAGAGATTGAGGTAAGCGTTAAAGATATAAAATACACAGTCGATGCAACAACACAAGCACAAAAGAATCTTGCACTTGCAACACAACAAACTCAGAAAGAGAATGATGAGTTGTTGAAAAAAGTAGAAGAGATACAAGATGCTTTGGGTACACAACTAGAAAATGCATTCATGGACAGTATTCGTGGGATGATGGATGGTGCTATGGACTGGGCTGACCTTATGAAAGCACTTATAAAAGACATAACTGCTGAGATGATTCGATTACTTGTCGTAAAAGATGCTGCAGCAGGTATTAGTAGTGCTATAACTGGTATGTTTGGCAGTAGTGCTAGCAGTGCTGGTGGTGTTGGTATTGCAAGTGCTGGAATGAGTGCTGCAGGAAGTGGTGTAAACATAAAGTCATATATACCTAGATATGAACCTCAACCTGCTAGTGTGAATGTTTACAACTATGGTAATGATGAGGTTAGCGTCTCTCAAAGTGGTAATGATATAGATATTATTATCAATGCTTTGAGTGACCAAGTTGTTAGAGGTGTTGGTGAGTTCCCAGCATCAATAGAACAAAGATACGGTCTTTCAAAAGTATAATAAAGTATAATAAACTATAAGGTAAAATGATGACTGAACATTTACAAGAGATACTTGCTTCCAATGAGAATATACAAGTTTTTGACACAATCATACTCTCTCATCCAAACTTTTCACGTACATTTTACCTTATAAATGATGTTGTAAATAGAGATTTGAATGTAGATGGTACGCTTCAAACGTTTGAAGCAATGGCTTTTAGGTTAGAATTACCAACATATGGTGAAGCACAACAAGATTTAAAGGTGATTCTACCAAACATTGGTTATGACCTTATCATTGAACTTGAAAATGCAATAAGTAGTCCTGATGTTCCAATCTCTGTACGTATGTTGACATATGTTGAGGACTCACAAGATCCTCAAATGGAGTTAAATGACCTTACTCTCGGTAAGATTGTTGCCAATGATACAACAATCAATGCTACTGCGAGTAGAAAAGACTTGTTTGGTCACTATATATTGGATCATCAACTCTTCGATAGTCGTTTTGAGGGTTTATATTTATGACAATGTTAGAAAAGGCTCAATCTCTTATTGGTACACCCTATGATGAGATAACTTTTAATTGCTATACACTTGCACAACAATTCTACCCAGAACTACTCACTGCAAATGCTGTTCATAAAAACCTAACTCGTGATGTACGATTAAAGAATGATGAGTTGGAACGTTTAAAGAAAAAATACGTTGAGGTAAATGAAAAGGATGCACGTGAAGGTGACTTGATACTTCGTCAAGGGAGTCATTTGGGTGTTATCATAGGCGATAACTTGGTCATACATACAAACAAAAAACTTGGAACTGCCATTGAAGATATTTTTAGCTTTACAAATGGCTATAATGATATAAAATTTATAAGGGTTGTAGATGATAACAATAGCTGATGTGTTTGGTAATTCCAAAGAGGTTGAGTACGAGGGTAATCTTTTAGAGTTTCTTAAAAGTGAGAATCTTACAAGCTCTGCAACACATGTATATTTCAACTTTGTTGAGTTACATGCATTTGATATGGATGTTAAAAGTGGTGACAATGTCTATATTATCAACCAGCCTCAAGGTTCTGTGAGTACAGCACTTGCATACATAGGTAAACTCGCTCTATCGGCAGCTGTGAGTTATGCTGTTGGTAAGTTGTTTGAACCTGATATGCCCTCTCTTACAAATCCAATGGGTGATGGTGCTTTAAACACATCAAAAGATAGTCCGTCATACTCTCTTAACTCTCAACAAAATGAAGCAAAACGTGGTGAACCTATTCCTTTGGTTTATGGTGTACCTCGACTATGGTTTCCATTAATCGCACCACCTTACTATAGATACGAAGATGGTGAAGAGTTTTTGTATCAACTTATGTGTATTGGCCATAATAAATTACACATTGATAGGTTGTTTTTAAGCGATACACCAATTGGTGACATCCCGTCATCATCGTTTGAATATAGGATTTTTACTGAGGATAACTTTGGCGACATCCCTACATATTTCGATAACTATCAAGAGCTTGTAAAAACACTACCAGATCCAAACAATCTTGAAGTACGTGGTGCACCTTCACATCAAACTTATAATGTTTCATTTGAAGATGGTAATGCTATACACTTTTATCCTTTTGATAGTGGTGTCATCCCTGATTTAACAGCTCTTCAAAGTGGTAGTACGATTGAAGTAAATGGGACTGTACACAATGATGGTGTGTTTACTGTAGATTTAGTTGAAAATATAGGAACGGAAGACCAACGTGTAGTTACTGTTGAAACAACAGTACTTGAACCGAATGTTGATAGTGGTATGTGTATACTAACAGGTAATCCATGGACTACCTTTATGACAAACGGTGATAATTTTACTGTAGTAGGACTAGATTGGTTTGAAGGGTTAGTATTTGATGAGAATTATTATGTTGGAAATACATATAAGATTCATATGAAAAACCCAATTGGTGATGATGGAAATTCTCTACCTGATACGACTTTTGAGGGCGAAGTCATAGAGGCATACCTCATTGACTATGATCTTATTTTAACTTTCAATATAACAAACCCATTCGGCATCGATGGACATGTTAATAATAACTTTACTGATTGTAATGTCATCCTACTATCGAAAAATGGAAGTGTTGTTCCTATTGAAGCTGGTATGACATTCGAAACTTCATACGGTCCCTATCGTTTTGATGAAACTACTCGTGAGGGTAGAGATATGACTCATTTTGAAATAGATGTCAACTTTCCAAACGGTGTATATGAAATTGATACAACAAGTGGTGATTATATTGACCACACAATTGAGTTTCAATTCACACTATGTCATGTTGATTTAGACGGAAACCTTCTTGGTTGTGTTGAAAAGGTTGAAAGTATTACATCAAATGAAGCATCATCTATTAGACAAACTTATAGATACAGCACATCTGACCTTCCTTATGCTAATGTTGTTGGTAAATACTATGTTCAGATAAAGAGAATTACACCTGAGAGTGATAGTAATTATGTGTATGACAGAATGTATGTTTCACGTGTAAAGGGTTTATACGGCTTCTCTAACTTCAATTGGGGTGACATAACTGTAATGCTAGCACGTGTGAAAGCATCGAATGCCATATCATCACTCTCTCAATTTAACATAAATGGCTTCGTTGGAGCCCCTCAGACGACTTTAAGTGATGTGGTTAAGGATTTATACTCAAATGATGTTTACGGTGGTTCTATGGACGTTAATGACGTTATCATAGTTGATGGTGATGCTGACAGTGTTGAGGTTGATTGTGTGTTCTCATCACGTCTAACTGTATTTGATGCGATACAAACATTATGTAAGGCGAACGGCTTCTTTGCATATCCAGTCGGAACGAAGATGTATATACGTAAAGATAAAGCTCAAGATGTTGTTAAGTTCATCTACAATGAAACAAACATCGTGAAAGGTTCTTTGAATGTTTCCTATCTCTTTAGAGATGTTGAGCAAGATTGTGTTGAGGTTAGATACTTTGATAAGAATTCTATGTGGGCACAACTATCACAAAGATTCCCTGATACTGGCATGAAGCCTGAATCGTATGACCTTCTTGGTGTAACAACAGAAGCAAAAGCCTTAGAGATTGCAAAACTTACGTACAATCGTAAGGTATATCAAAAGAAACAGATAGAGTTCAAGACTGACATTCAGGGTTGGATACCACAATATCTTGATAAAGTTATGATTGTTTTAGAGATGACTAAGTGGGGTTATTCAGGATTCATACAAGCCTTCAATGATAGAGTTATCACTTTAGATTGTGATTTTGGTGTCATTGACCCTTCAAATACTGATGGATATGATACAATTATATTTAGAAACAAAGCAGGTATCCCATCACAACCCTACACATTTACGATAACTGGTGTTGGTGTGATAACATTAAATGAAGACCCACCAACTTGGTTATATGTAGGTGATGCTTATGACAATACGTCATATGCTCTTGGTATTGGAACTGCTGTAGAACAATATTATACTGTAGTTGGTGTG